CGTACCAAGTACTCTTCCAAATTTACCCTTCTCCATATCTTCTGTAACTAAAGTAAATTCACCATCAGTTTCTGCCAATAGCTCAATTAATCTATGTTTAGCAGCAAGTCCCCAAGATTTCTCTTGTAGGTTTCTTGTTCTGCTTTCAGGTGTATCTATACCCATTAATCTAATTCTATCTCTCATGAATACAGAAAAACCTAATTCTATATCTGCGTCAATGGTATCACCATCAACCACCCTTACTAAGCGTGCGTTAAATCTAAACATTTAATTCTCCTCTAATCTTCTACGTCAAAAAAGTTAATCGTTTCAGTGTATGGTTCTTTAAAACCACCAGCACCGTCAGATGTTGTTGTACCTACTATCTTTTGTTGCTCAAATTTATGAGTAGTAGGATCAACATTCCCTGAATAATCAACTTCTGTTTGGAGAATTTGTTTGCTCTTACCTATACCTCTATAATAACGAATACGAGTTGAGAAACCTAAAGTATAAACAATAGCTCTCCTCGTAACTAAATCACCCTCATAATCATCATTAGTATCGACACTCTCCAATATAATAGGAGTGTCTGTTTTAATATCCATTGTAGGGATATCTTTTATTGTTACCGTATATTCCGGTTGGAACATTGGTAGAATCTGTTCTAATAGTTGTAATGCTTCATCTTGGCTAGCAGCAAGGATATTTAATTCAAATCCAACCTTGTAGACTGCTGGAGCCCCGAGTTTATTTAACTGAAGCGTATCCCCGGTAATTACCTTACTATAACTTTTATGTTTAGATACTCTTGCATTAGCATCGTATTCAAACGAGCTTATCTCAAATGACATCCTTGGTAGCTTAAGAGCTATATTAGGACCAGTTGTTTGTTCATTTAAACGTGCAAGTACTTTACTCCTTGGAGCATAACCTAAAGGTACTTTAATCTTTTGTAGTATTTTACCAGCAGCATCCTTTTTAACGACTTCCATATCGTTAAAGATACTACCGAATACCGATACCATTCTTCTAGTTGATTCGTTATACCAATGATTCTCAAACATTATGGGTCTCCAAATGGATTACTTTCAGTGAAGTCTATAACATCATCACCAGCTACTTCAAATTCATCATTATCAGCAAATGGGTCTTGGTTATAGAATGTCTTCGTAGTACCACTTTGGTCAGCTGTAATATTTTGTGATGTTCCAGATTCTGTACCAACTAATCTTTGGTTAGCATCTGCATCAACAAAGAATGTTCTAAATGTACCATCACCATTTGTACTTTGATGTGGACTAATAATTGTTACTCTATTAGTACCATCACCTTCCCAACCAGAGACATAACCTTCAATATTAATTGGGTCACCATTATCATCATTTGTTCCAGTCCATTGTGTTACTAATTCACCAGTAGTATATGCAACTGCACCATTAACAATATAACTATATGATGTAGCATTCTTCCATTCTATTTGGTCTATTTCATCCCAACCAGTATCAAAATGCTGATCGTTATATTCAAATAACTCAGCTGTCATTGTATAACTTGGGAGGTCTGCTAATTGATAGAATGGTGATTTAGGTTCTACATATTTAATCTCAAATAATCTTTGAGTCATTGTCATATATATTAAATCACCTTCGGCTGGTTTACCTTTCATTGTATACCCTAAAGTTGTATCATCAAGGCTAACACCTACTACAGCATCCCAACGACGTTTAGTTACTACAAAGTCTGCTTGGTCTCTAATCTCTAAACCAAATTTACCTAATGTATTACCATCACCTTCAAATCCTTCAACATTCTCTAAATACATTTCTATAGGGAAAGCCATAGTATATTGACTCCACTCTTCATTTAATAACTCATCCTCAGCTATTCTTTGGCGTGGAAGATATACTACATCTTGTCCAAATATTTTAATGGACTCAGTAACAAGGTCTTCATACAAATCTTGTTCGGATTTTACTGCGCCGCTAAAATATACACTAGTTGCCATTCATTACCCCATTAAAAAGTTGTCTGGCACTGCCCAGCTCAATTTACATTCTTCTTCTAATTCCCTGATTTCTTCGATAGCATCTTCAAACATTTGTCTGCCATTCATTGTTATACCACCTGGGAGTTGGAAGCCGTCAAACTTCATCATGTTTGAACCCCATTGCTTTTTAAGTAATGCTGTAAGGTATTTCTTTAAATAATGGTCATTATAAACATCTGTATAAGTATCAGGTGCTAAAATAGTATTAACTTCTAATACAATATAATCACCTGCTTCTAAGTCACCAAAGCCTTCGTCCATATGAACTCTATTCATATGTCTACTAAATCTAACATGTTCTATACTATTTAAAGTATGTTCAATTAAAGATAAATTTTGTAGTCTTTGTTCGTATGTTTGAATTTGTGCTGCTGCACCTTGAAGCATAAATACATCATTTAATCTCATATGATAACCCATATCAAATAAAGAATCACCTGATGACTGGCCACCTCTTAACATTCGTATTACTGATGTTATATTATCACCTACAGTAATATAACTATTTGTTATATCAGTTGCAGTAAGTTGATGTTTTAAATAATCGCGAACAACTCCATCAGAATGCCATTCTTGATAAAATTGTAATGCATCATCTGTACGATCTTCAATTTGGTCTTCGTCTACGTTAATTTCAATAACCGGAGCCCCTAAAGCTCTTAAGCAATGGTCTTGTAATGTAGATCTTGTAGTTGGTTTTGCCATGTCATTTCCTCTTTATATAGTACTTATTTATATAAAGTAGAGTTTCTTTAATGCAAATCGTGCAATAAAAAGAATTTTTCTAATCGTTTTAATGTATCGGCGTCTGGTTTTGTGTGATGATTTCTTGTATATATTTCTTTTGCAGCTGTCGTATCTCCCTTTGCTAACTGCACAAAGTTATAATCTTTAGATGTCTTACTATGAAGGTGAACAAAGGCTAGAGCACATACTTGGTCATAAGTTAATGCATCTAAATCTGTTTTATGGTCATAAGTTGCAGGATAAACTGTTCCACCACTTTGTTGGTCATGAAGTTTATAATTAAGATCTATTAGCCATTGAGGCCTTCTCAATTTTGTACCATCAAATATTCCGTCACCATTGATATATCCACGTGGTTGCCAATCTCTTCTACCTAAAATAGAACGTGAATTAAATTGATTAATATGATATATGTATCTATTTACTGCAGTTTTAACAGATTCTTCTGTAAATTGCGCATAACCATAAGCTGTATTGCCTTCAATTCCAGGAGAAGCTTCTTTTTTCCAATCTGATTCCATACCAACTAACTCATCCATAAACCATCCTACATTAGCTGCAAAGTCATCATAATGAAATTCATCAACAAGTTCAGCTGTGAGGCCATGTGTATATGCAACATCTCTTTGGTATCTTAATATTTCATCATATACTAACATAGTAGCCTGAGTCAACATTGACCCTTGCTCTTCTTTTAGGTTTTCTGTTTTAGCTTTATATACTTCATAACCATCCCAAATAAAATCCGCCCCTATCGGAGCTTTTCTATTATAGCTAGTTGCTAAAGGCATTGAAAGGTATGTAGTTCCCACTGTCATAATTAAAACTAGGCCTAACTTAAGTTTTCTTCCTTGTAGGCGCATTCCTTCTTTGATTCACTTGATCTGCTGGGATACCCATTTTAGCAGCATCACCATATTTTTTCATAGTCTTTAATAAATAAGCTTGTTTCCTAGCCCGCCTTTGAGCAGGACTTACTTCGTCAATTGATTCTTGACCAGCCCAATGAAATGTCTTTGGATTAATATTTAATGCCTTCATATGCTTCGTAATGATTTTACGAGCATCCCCTTTAGGGTTTTTCTTACCAGCATCACCAAGATCGTCATACAATGAATCATCACCAATAAAGGGTTCTATTGAATCAATAGCATCTCCACCATTTTTACCTAGCGTAATTGGTTTACTCATTAGTTTTTTAAACTTCATTGCAACTTTCTTATCACTAGGAAGATGCCATGTACCTTCATTGTATTGGTCTACAAATTCTTTAAAATGTATCATTAGTAATTAGCTCTTTTTACAACTTTGAATTTATCTTTCTTTTTTTTACCTGCATTGGGTGCCATATCAACGCCACCAGCTGATGCTGCATTTGCTGCAGTTTCTGGTATTTCAAAAGCTTTATTAAGTCTTTTCATTAATGCTGTATCCTCTTTTTTAGTACCTCGATTATATTCTATCTTAGGATATTTTTCTTCAAACTCTTTTTGCTTTTTAGCTTCAAGTCTTTTTGCTGCAGCTTTTTCTCTACGAACTTGAGCTTCTTTATAACCTTTAGTACGTCTATCTACAATGACTTTACCGGTTTGCTTTTCACCTTCTTTTCTACGAGTTGCAGCTTTAAAACCAAGTAAACGACCATCACAGTCAACAGCTTCTACAAGTGAAGGCCACATATCTTCAATATCTCTATCATCTACACCACCATACATTGGCCCTTGTAAGAATTTTATAATGTCAGCTTTTTTACCAGAAATCTCTGCTCCTGAATGATATTTACCTACATCTTTTTTAATAGTGACTTTATACTTTGACTTTGCTTGCTTAATCCATTTCTTTTCATCACCAACATTATCCCAATCAACATCAGTACCAACTGAGTCTTTACCTTTACCAGCTTTTATTTTTTCACTTATTTCATTTGATATATGAATTGTAGTTTCGTTGACTGACTCACTGGACCCAGTATCGCCAGTCCCCAATAAGTCCAAGCTTTCATTATGTTGTCTAAGGACATCCATTACATATGAATGGTCTTTAATACCCTGGCCTTTCCATATTTTCATCTTTTCAATTTCTTTTATGGCAGCTTCCATATCACCAGAATGCTTCCTAGCAATCTTATGAATTTGGTTTTTATGCGCAGATGATAATCTTTGTTCTTTACCACGCTCAGCTAAAGTATCTTTTTCAGTAACTTCCTGAGCTTGACTAAAATCCTTGCTTTCTGATGTGATTATTTCCTTTGCTTTCTTTGCAAGTGGAACTTCATCTGGATTATGAGTAGTTTCTGGGTCTAAATCATCTGGGTCATCATATGTTTCTAAAACTTCAGGATATAAATCTTCAATATCTTCAGGGTCCATAGCATAATCTTGCCCTTGTAAAAAAGCTAAAAGCTTTTGCTTATCACCTGTAATAATTGCACCATCACGATGTGGTTTAATTTTAATTTTATATTTAGTTGCTGCGAATTTAACATCTTTAGCAGAACCATCCCAATTAATATCTAATTCAGCTTTACCTTTTCCGCCTTTAAGCTTCTTGCCTTCTTTAACTGATTCGCCTTTTTCTTTAGGCTCATTATCGCCGTCCCAACCTTTATCAATAGCATCAAAGAAATCTTTCTTTTTCTTGCCTTCTAATTCTGATGGGGATGATACTCCAAATTTTTTAAGAAGAGAATTGAAGAATTTTTGGTAGGCTTCTTTGCCACCTGATGCTTCTCTAATTTGTTTTAAGGTTTTCATATTAATCGTCCTGTTTATTAAAATGTGTCTCCATCATTACTTGGAGTTTTGTTAGTTCTATCATAATCTCGTTATATCTTTCTGAGCTTTGTAGTCTAAATTCAGTATTTGTTTTAACATCATTCATAATGTTAA